AGCCGCCGCTGTTGGAATACCAGCTACAAGATTCTTATCAGCCTCGCCTGATGGAATGAATGCTACTGGCGAATCTGACTTAGTGAACTATGTCGAGTACTTGATGGGGTTACAGAAGAGTATCTATGACCCACGACTAAAGCCTATTGATACGTTACTTGCCGCACACTATGGCATGGACATCAATGCGTTTGGTTACAAGTGGGCATGTATCTTTCCTGAGTCAGCTATGCAGAAAGCTGAACGACATACCAAGATAGCAGAAGGTCTAGGCATCCTAGCAGACTGTGGCATCCTTAGTAGGGATTCCGGTCTACAAGAAGCTAAAGATCAAGGTATCGTAGGCGACCATGCAACTGTTGGCGACAACCCTAATCCACCCAAACCAATCGGAGGAAGCAATGCTTCTAAATGATATTAACCTAGTAGATCGCATTAGCGTACCTACACAGCGGATCATCACAGACAACGGACAAATGATTGTTCCCTGTGCTTTCGCTCGTACAGGTGTGCAACTCTACACTGCTAAACAGTTAGGGTTACAAGATCGTGAACCTAATGAGATCATCGAAGTACATCGTGAGTCAAGCGATGTGTTTGCTGCTGACTCAATGGCATCATTCCGTTCTGCACCTGTCACCATTGGCCATCCTCGTGATGCCTCTGGCAATCCTGTTGCGGTAACTATCGACAATGCTAAGGACTTACAAGTAGGAATGCTTGAAGGTATGCCTAAGCAGGTCGAAGATACACTATCTGGTGTACTAGTACTAACCGACGAGGTAGCTCTTGATGCTCTTGATGAGATCTCTGAGTTGTCTGCTGGGTACAAGTGCGACATCGAAGTAATTGATGGTAAGTACTTTCAGCGTAACATCAAGGCCAACCACATTGCCATCGTAGGTAAAGGACGAGCAGGATCATCTTGCCGTATCTCTGACGATGCTGATGAAGTTATCCTAGCTATGGAAGATGCTGCTCAGATGGAAGCTACAGCAAATGTAGTTGCCGTTGAAGACAGCAAGACTCCTAATAAGGATGCTGTTGAAGCTCTATCTATGCTGCTTGCTGATGCTGGTGAAGCTAAGGTTCTAGCCGTTACTGCACTTGATGAAGCTGCTAAAGCTCATGAGTTAGTACTGGTAGGTAAGGACAAAGAGATTGCTGATGTCAAGTTAGAGCTTGCTTCTGCGATTAAGATTAACGATGAAGCTGTGATCGAACGCTGTGAAGTAATCGAACATGCACGCTTTGTTGCTGACATGACCGACTTCGGTAGTAAGAGTATCCATGATATTCGTGTTGCTGTGTTGGACAACCAAAGACCAGACGTATCAGTAGAAGGTAAGAGTGAAGATTATGTCACTGCTATGTTCGACATGATGGTGTCTGACTCTAAGAAAGAAACGCCTATGGGTAACCTACTCAATAAGCAAATGAACGATGCTGGTGAGATCACTCCTTCTATAAGTAAAGTTGAAGAAGCCCGCAACAAATCTATTAAGCGTAACAGCTAAGGAATATTTAAGATGGTTGATCAAGTTTTTAATAAGTACACCGCTCGTGGATACGAAGGCGACCTAGTTGACTCTGGACATGCTGTAAAGCAAACAGGTATCTTGCTTGCTGGTACTCTAGGTTTTGGTAAGGCAGTACAGATTTCTGGTACTGGACAAGGCATCGCTGTAGGGTCTGCTGAGATTGCTGCTACAAACACCACTAACGTATTCGCTATCTCCTTGCGTGAGTACAACCACGAAGCTGGAACACGTCCTTCTGACGGTACTGATTTCTTGTACCGCACTAGCGAGTCAGTGTCTATCTTACGTGAAGGTTACATCTACGTTAAGCTTACTGGTGCTACTGCGATCGCTCGTGAAGAAGCATTGCATGTTGTTGAAGCGACTGGCTTGTTTACTAAGGTTGCCGCTACTGGTGGTGTCTCTGCTTGCTTGAACGTATACGCAACTCAGGCTGCTGTACAGGACGAAATCTTTAAGGTTCGTATTGACGTTAACCGCCTAGTAAGCTAATCGGTTAGTACCTCCTCCGGCCCCTAACATGGGGCCAACCCTTTCTTAGAATTAGGAATTTTTTAGATGAAAAAGTTAAATGCATTTGTACTTGATGACAATGGCGCAGAAACAAAGGTAAGTGAAGAAGCTACCATGACTGATGCCACTGAGCAGCTTGTACTGTCTGGCAAGTTAATGAACGATGATGAAGGTATCTTCTTTCAGCGTCAGTTAGAATACATCCAGGCAGAGAGCTATGACGTTCTTTACCCTGACTTGATGGGTCGTATCGTCTTCCCAACTAACAACGAAGGCGGAGAAGGGATTCAGACTATCACTTACCGCAGCTATGACAAGCGTGGCGAGACTGCAATCATTGCAGGTAAAGCTACTGACTTGCCTCGTGCTGACATCAGTGGTCGTGAATACACTATCTCTGTTAAGACCTTTGCCAACGCTTACGGGTACTCTCGTCAAGAGATTGCTTCTGCACAGCTAGTTGGTCTACCTCTTGATGCACGTAAAGCCGAAGCTGGCCGTCGTTCATATGAAGAGAAGATCAACCAAGTTATCTGGTTTGGTGATGTTGAGAACAACTTGCATGGTTTCTTCGGCGGACCTGTTGGCGCTCCTTGCTTGACTGTCTCTAAGACTCAAGTAGCTGCTGCTGCTGCCGGTGGTAACTCTCGCGTGTGGGGTGTTGATAAGACTCCTACTGAGGTCATCGCTGATCTAACTGACGCTTTGGCATCACACTACTCCCAGACTTTGAAGTTATTCAAGCCGGACACTATCTTGATGTCTGTTGAGAAGAAGCTTTACCTACAGAACACTGCTCGTAGTGATCAGTCTGACATGTCTATCTTGTCTTGGTTCTTGGCCAACAACAGCTTCATCAAGTCTGCTGACCAAATCAAAGACATCAACGAACTAGACGGTATCTATGATGCTGCTGGTGGTGCGTTCGCAGAAGACAACAGTAAAGGAAATGGTTTCACCACTTTCTGCTCTGGTTCTCAGAATGCGCGTGCTCGTGAGCCGTTCCCTCTTGTTCACTTGCCTGTTCAGTATGAAGGCTTAGAGTTCGTTATCAACTGCTACGGTCGATTCGCTGGCGTTGAAATGGTTCGTCCTGCTGCATTCCAACACTTCTACGGCGTTTAATCGCTAGGTAGTACCAATGGTTGAGCTACTAAAGTTAGCTATGGCCAAACCCTTGAATGCTGTTGTAGTTGTCCTGTGCCTAGCTGTTACTACGCTAGGTACGGGAGCTGTTACCACGAGGGTAGCACTTGCAGTCATAGTAGAGAAACAGAAAGTTAACGAAGCGTATCAAGTCAAAGTAATAGAGATGAGTGAGACTTTGATTCGTATTGACCAAAACGTAATAGACATGAAGTCTAAACAAACTTAGAGAGTCCTTAATGGAAATCCGAAACACTACACCTTGTAATCAATCTATCCATGCTGCTAAAGGCAAGGGTATCCAAGTTAAACCGTTACTATGTATTCCTGGCGATGGTGCCTTGTATATCAGTGATGAAGAGTTTGGTGAGTTCTACGCATCTGAATGTGAAGCCCAAGTTAAAGCGGGAATCTTCAAGATCGGGCTAGACACTGTAGAGTCGCCTGATGATGTACTACAGCGTGAAGCTGATGAACTTGCCGCTGCTATCAAGTTAGTTGCCAAGTTTGCCAAGCAAGAAGAAATCAAAGTAGCTAAGCACAATGCTGCTAAAGAACTAGCTGCTGAAAAGGAAGCTGCTGAAGCTGTAGCTGCTGATGATGCAGAGAAAGCACGAGTAGCTAATGCTGGTGTAGGGTCTGTTAAAGGCGAGCCTGAGGTATAACCCATGGCCCTCGTAAGAGATTTTAATACTCGCTTCCCAGAGTTTTGTGATGAGCAAGACACACGCATTCAGATGTTCTCGGATGATGCTGCCTTGCTTATGGGTGACCTAGCACTCTGGATGGATCTCTACGACGTAGCACAGCTTTACTTTGCTGCCCACCTATTAGCCATAGCCTCCCTAACGGAGAGCGGTGACTTTGGTGTGGTAGCTCCATTGGCTGAGCAGACCGTAGATGATGTAACAATCAAGCAAGCTGTCTCTGCACTAGATGTATCGGCAGAGGACTTGCATTCCACAGCTTACGGCAAGCGATACCTAGACTATAGACAGATTAGGTTTGCTGGTATCATAGGGATTTAACATGG